TTCGGCTTGACGTATCCCGGCGTGGCCTTCCCCGATTCGAGTTCCCCCTTCGAGGCCGCGATCCCGGCGTGGAATCCGAGGTCGGCGATCTTCCAGTAGTATTTCGACAGGGCGTCGTGGAATCTCTGGGCCTCGTCCCTGATCGAAAACTGCATCCCCGCCATCGCTGTCGGAGACGGGAATCGGACCATCTGGTCGATCACCCGACTCGCCTGTTCTCTCAGGAACGTCTTCACGGGAGCGAGCATCATCTTCTCACGCGACCGCACGCGGAGATCGAAATGGTGCCTCTTGAGTTCCTTCCGGGTCTCGGACTGCCAGTAGAATCTGCTCATATGTTCGCCAGTTCACTCCAGAGCCACGATCTCAGCCTTCCCCTTCCCCTGACCCCACCGCACCTGCGTTCGCCCCGCTACCGACCTCCTGTGGCGTATTCCCGCCCTCCTCCGCAGATTCCTCCTCCTCCTGACCTGCCGGAGGACGGACCTCCTCCTCGGCCTGTTGATCGGGAGTCACGATCGGCTTCTCCTCCCCTGTCCACTCCGACAGGCCCAAAGGCAGGAAAAGTTTATCCCCGTTGGGCCACTCGTCCAGCCCCTGTGCGATCCTCCGTTCGTTCAGCGACATCCACCACGACCGCTCCAGTTGTTCAGCGAGCGATTTCCGGTCTGCCTGAAGAGCATCGATCTTCTCTTTTTTGTAGGTCACGAACAGGTTGTCCCCGAACAGCGGACAGAGCCAATTGTTCCACTCGCTCTTCAGCCACTCCAGAATCGGCACCGCCGCCTCGACGTAGAGGGCCGTCCGGGCCTCGCCGTAGTTCGAGAAGGTTTTGTTCTCCGCATCACCGATCAATTCGGGAGCGACCTTGAACACCGAGCAGATTTTGCGGGTGTTCGTGGAGTCTGCCTTGAGCCAGTCCATATCCTTCGGCGAGAGTCCGAGTTCCTGCCACTCCGCCCCGCCCTCCAGAAGAAGCCAGTTCCCATCCCCGCCTTCGAGATTGAACATCTGTCGGTTGGTCTGCTTTCGGAGTCTCTTGTATTGATCCTCCGTCAGCGACCTCTGGACCTTCAGAGCCCCGGCAGGACGGGCATCGTTCACGACCAGCCGACCGAGCCAGTTCTGTGCGTAGTTCTGGATGTCGATCCCTTTCGCCGCGACCGAAATCGGGGAGAGGCCATACCAGTCATCCGTGGGATGGAAGGTTCTGAGGTGCAGGATCATCGGTTCCGCGAACGTGACCGGACCCATCCCTCCGACCGAATACTGATAGCCAGCGACCGGGTTCATCGAATTCCCCACGATCACTTGGACCCGATCAGGCCGGAGAGCGTACAATTCCTTCGGCGGGCCATTGTTCGGCCCCACTCTCTCGATGTAGCAATTCCCACTAAGTTGCATATAAGAAATGGTTTTCTCTGTGAATCTGGGGCCACCCTCTCTCGGGTTCGGCCTGTCCAGCAGGTCCAGTATCGGGTGTTCCTTGATCTCTCTCGCTTTTCCTTGGCTTGTTTTTTCGTAGAGCGACCACGGCACCGATGCCACCGCCTGCGATACCAGATTCACACACGCGTACACCGTCATACAATTCTGGTAGCCCTGCTCGGAGAGAGTCCGAAAATCCTTCCCCGAATAGACCAGTTGTTTTTCCTGACCGATCACGATCGACCGATACGTTTCGGATTGTTTCCCGAAAATCCGCTGGAAGATGTTCATCGTTATACGCTCCTCACCCAAGGCATCGGCTCCGGCAGAGCGAAAGCGTAAATCATCGCTTCCGCCCGATCCGGGGATTTCACTCCCCCCTTCTTCATCTCGTCCTTCGGCGTGATCTCGATCTGCCCGGTCGATTTCACCCGGTATGTGCAGGAGGTCAGTTGCGCGTGAAGATCAAGATCGTCTTCCAGCGACACCTCCCCGCCTATTAACGCGTCACGGAATCCCCAGTAAATCTCCGCCTTCCGATTCGCGAATCTCTCTGGATCGTCTGCCTTCTTCCCCCCGTGAATCTCCTCCACCTCGATGTTCTGTTCGATCAGCCGATCGACCACCCCGGCACCGAGTCCGTCCGCGTCGACCTTGATCCCCTTCGGCTTCTCCTCCCTCTTCGCCCGCACGATCTCCCCCGTCAGCCCCATTAGGTCCATCCCGCTGAACGTCGCCAGCAGTCTCCCCCGGTTCCCGTTCCGCAACGCGATCACCGACTCGTCATCGCCGAAGCGGGCCACATCGACCCCGATCTCCCTCCGCCCTTCCCTCGGTTCGATCGCCTTCGACCTCTGGAGAGCATCAAACGGGAAGACGCAGTTCATCCCCTCGAACGCCCCCCAGTCGCCTTCAAGGAATCTCGCCTGCCAGTCCTTCGGGAATATCTCCTTCAGCCGTTCGATGTATCCCCTCTGCAATTTCGGATTGTCCTTCGGAAGCGACGGAATGAATCGATGGTCCTTGAGTTTCTGATCGATGAATCTTCGCTTCAGCCAGCCCGGATCAGGATTCGTCGCCATCAGCCCGAAGTATTTGATCCCCGGCACCTTCAGACGCAGACGGGACGCCAGCATCAGGAAAAAGTTTTCGGAGGTTTCAGAAGCCTCGTCGATCGCGAACCAGCCGAGTTCCATCGATTTCAATTTCTCGATCGCATTCACATCATCCCCGAGGCCCCCGTACATAATCACCGACCCATTCTTCAGCACGAATTGCATCGTCGATTGATTATGCTTCGCCAGCACCCCGGTCGATAACAGCATCGCTTCCAGAACCAGCAGGTCCGTCCTCCTGAAGGACGTCAGCGTGTCACGGCAGAAGTATCCCCGGTTCCCCGCGTACTCGCAGGACAAGGCGATCACCTCGGCACATAAGGCCCACGTCTTCCCCCCACCCATCGCACCGCCGAAGAGTTTGAACATCTCCCCCGCGGCGTGGAATTCCGCCTGCCTCTCCGTCGCCTCGTAGACCAGTTCCGCCGTCATCCCCCGGCCCTCTTCCCGAGGTTCTTGTAATGCTCGCAGGCCATCTCCCCCTCACGCGTCAACGGGTCCCCCTTCGGGTAAATCACCGGAGCCTTCCTGAATCTCGACCCACCTTTTGCCGGGTTCGAGCAGAATCCGACCCTGCGATCCTCCGGGTCGTAATCGTAGGTGAACGATACGCAGGTCCCGCATCGGTAGGCATCGTATAGCACCACGTTGTTTTTGCAGGAGTGCTGTGAGCCGGGAGTGACTATATCCGTCCCCCCGTCCGTCCCTTTCAGCGATTTCGCCCCGCCGTCAGGGGCTACGTCAGGACACGTCAGGGGTAGTTCCTGTGTTGCATCTTCGTCGTCATCGATCATTGGACCATCCTCCTGTGAGCATCTCGTAGCATCCGTGCGTAGGGACAACGTGGGGACGCGTAAGCAGACGTATTCGACGTGACCTTGAGGCATCCCCCTGTGTCCCTCGATGATCCAGACGCGACAGGACGGACACGACGCACGGGAAGGGCAGGGGACGCATCCCGATCCCTGACCCCTTGCCCTTGGGAATCTGTGTTAGTTGACATAATAGCAATTACGCGACCCAGTTAATCCGCGTCCTTTTCGATCTCTGGAGCCGTCTCTGGTAGGCCCTTCTTCTGACCCGGACGGGGCATACGGAACAGCACCTTCCCCTTCACATCCACGTCCTGTGCTAATTCGTGTCGATCCCTCCACCGATCCGGCATCCGGTTCTTCAGCCAGAAGATCATTGCGATAACATCCCCTCCCAAGGCCTTCTGGTACAGGGTCGTAGCCACGTTGCTATCTGCTTTGGCCTTCCCCTTTTTTAAGGACTCAAGAAACGCAGGATGCCGTTTCCACGCATTAATGGTCTGTTCCGACACTCCTAGGACGTATCCGATCTCTCTGTCTATAAATCCCATACCTGCTAGTGTCTCTATTCTGGACAGGTCCATATTGTCTAATGCAGAAGGACGTCCTATTTTCTTGGTACTGGTATTGACGTGTTCTTGGGTGTTCGTATTATTCTTATTCTTAGTATTAATCTTAGTCTTGGTATTCATATTAGACTCCGGGGATTGGGACCTTGATAATGGGATTGTAATCCAGCACTCCGTCTTTCTCGGCCTTGAGGTTATGGGACCGGGTATTGCGATCCTGCTTCACGATCATACTGCCCCATTTTTTCTGGAGTAGTCTCAGTTGGTCTTTTTCCCTGTCCATATTCCGGTAGGCCGCACAACCGCCCTTCTGTTCCGACTGCTTCGCCTTGTAGAAGAATTTATTTACCCGTAAGACGATCCGGTGCTTGTTGAGTTGCTGGAGGCACATATCGTAGTCCTCCTTGAGCGTGATCCTCTCGTCGTACTCACATCCGTGGCCCTTCAGGAACACGGAGAACGGCCCCAGCACTACCGACAGGGTCGAGAAAGGCGTGTATTCCCGATAGACCTGCTTGTCCTGATTCAAATTGACGCCCCACATAAAGGCACCCCACTCCTGTGCGAGGCGGGTGTATTTCTCCAGAAAGTTCGGGAACATCTCCGTGGGCATCTCTCTCTCTTCCCGGTCCTCCCAGTAAAATATCCCCTTCAGGTCGTCGTCCATCAGGCAGACGGCATCGTTCGTCTTGAGTTCCTCCCGCAGGATGTGATTCCTGATCCTCGACACGTTGCCCTGTATCCCCGATCGGCACGGGATGATCACAGCCTTGGGATTACGCTTCTTGTAGGCATCCTCCTCGCCCTCGTCCACATAGACGCGAATCGCGGGCAGATACCGCAGAGTCAGCATCCCGTCCGGACGCTTGTAGGACGGGCAGGCAACGCTGATCTTCATCTCCCGATTCTCCCGTCCCTGATCCTGACCCCGACCTCCCGGCCCCCCTGACCCTGAACGCCCGTGGGAAGGACCAGCGGAATCGGTTCGTAGCCCTCTGGCGGGGAGATCGTGAATCGGTGGTCCGATCGGCAGGTGGGCAGATTCGATGGGCAAACGAGCAGGGCGAGAAGCATCGTGAGCAGGACGTTCATCCCTTGATCCTTTCGATCGCGACCTTGCCCAGCATCACCCGGCCCAGCCCCATCGCCTCGAAGCCCTTCTTGCTGTGAAGAGCACGGGCCTTTTTCAATCCTAGAAGTGTCAGGCATTGTAGCCAGTCGATCTGGTTGTCGAAGAACAGCACCACGTAGTTGTGTTCCTCTTTCAGTTCGTGCGTGAAATCGACCTCTGCCTCCCCGAGGTCCCCCTGCTCGTCAGGCCCGAAGGCTTCGAGGACGGTCTTCAGTTTCGTCCCCTCACCCAAATGCACCTTGAACATCTCCAGCCGGATTCTGCCCTTCATCGCGGTCAGGACCTCCGCCAGTTCCTGATCCTCCCAGTATCCGGCGTTGTCATTGTCGGACAGGACGTATTTCATCTTGTCCTCGTCCGTCTCCGCCTTCACGATCGTCACCTCGACGTTCTTGAAGCCGAGTTGCGTCAGGGCCGGGACTCTCTTGTTCCCGCCGAGCACTGTGTATTTCCCCTTCTCGGTCGGGTGACGGCAGACGAGCAGTGGCTTGTAAAATCCGAGTTCCTTGATCTGTTCCTTGATCCGATCGAAGTCCTTCTTCTTGATCCCCCTCGGGTTCTTCTCGAACGGGATCAGGGCCTCGATCGGCAGTGTCTTCAGTTCCACGTTCCCCTCGCTTTTTTCATAATCCCGGGACTCCCTCCGAATCGTCTCCCGTCACGACCTTCATCCC